CAGCCGTGTAATGAATGCGGCTCAAGCGATGCAGCTTCTGTCAATGATGACGGGTCTGCATGGTGCTTTAGCTGCAACAAGTATTTTAAAGACTACAGCACATCGGAAGTGCAACAACCAGATACCGTAACGGACTTTGAAGTGTATCAAAGGAACAGCAAGATGGAACAGAGTTCATACCAACAAGCAAGCCCAGCTTCATTTAATGAATTAACTGACCGCAAGATAAGCTTAGCTACTGCTAAGAAGTACGGTGTTAAATCAACTATGGCGGGCGGTAAGATTGATAAGCATTACTATCCCTACTACAACGGCCACGAGTTTGCAGGTACAAAGATTCGTAAAGCTAACAAGGACTTTGCATGGACAGGGAGTCCAAAGGAAGTAGGATTGTTTGGAGAGAACCTGTTCAAGGCAGGTGGTAAGTTTATAACTTTAACAGAAGGCGAGTGCGATGCGATGGCTGCTTACGAACTTATGGGTTCTAAGTGGCCAGCCGTATCTATAAAGTCAGGGGCACAAGGAGGTGTCCGTGATGTTAAAGAGAACTTAGAATACCTAGAGTCATTTGATTCTGTTGTCATTAACTTTGACAACGACAAGGTGGGCAAGGAAGCAGCTCACGCTATTGCAAAACTATTAACCCCCGGCAAAGCTAAACTGATGACACTGCCTGTGGACTACAAAGATGCCAACGATATGTTGCGCCAAGGTAGACACGCTGCATATGTCAGTGCTTTCTGGGACGCTAAAGTCTACACACCATCCGGTGTATTGAATCTATCTGACCAGCTTGGTGCATACCAGAAGCTACGGACAGAAAAGAAAACAGCTATCCCTTACCCTTGGCAGGGCTTAAACAAAAAGCTAGAAGGCATGAGAGCTGGTGAGTTAGTTACTCTTACTGGTGGTACAGGTCTAGGCAAGTCATCTGTTACTCGTGAGATCGAACACTGGTTGATCGAGAACACACAAGATAACGTGGGTGTTGTAGCTCTTGAGGAGAACTGGTCACGAACTGCTGAAGGTATCATGGCAGTGGAGGCTAACGCTAAGCTTCACCTCGACAGTGTTAAGTCTACATTCACAGACGATCAGCTAGACCAATGCTTCAAGAAAGTATTCATGGGTGAGAACGAGGGGCGTGTATGGATTCATGCACACCACGGTGTCAACAACCTAGATGATATCTTCAGCAAGCTACGCTACATGATCATCGGTCTAGATTGTAAATGGATTGTAGTAGATCACTTGCACATGCTTGTACTCTCTACGCTTGAGAACGATGAGCGTAAAGCTATTGACGGTATCATGCATCGGCTAAGGACTATGGTAGAAGAGACAGGGTGCGGTATGATCCTAGTGTCTCACCTCCGTAGAGTAGAGGGCAACCGTGGACACGAGAACGGTATCGAGACAGGGCTATCACACCTTAGAGGATCGCAGAGTATTGCTCAGTTGTCTGACTGCGTGATTGCACTTGAGCGTAACCAACAATCAGAAGATGAGATAGAAGCATCGACCACTAAGGTCAGGGTGTTGAAGTCTAGGTACACTGGTGATGTTGGCGTAGCTTGTAGTCTATTGTATGACGGTAAGACAGGGCGCTTGAGAGAACTTGATAGCTATGATGAGTCACAGTTTGATGGAGATATAATATGACCACCACCTTCAACGGCTTTGAGATAGACAAGCACAACAAGCTGTTCAGGCCCCTAGCTGCTGTAAGCTGGGCATACTACACGCTCAACGGTATTAAGATTGCTGTTGAGTACAATGTTCTGCAACAGTACTACGAAGAGATGCTGAAAGATTCACGGAGTCCACATGACTAAGGCATGTATTAAATGCGGAGAGGTTAAGGAGCTTACGGATTTTTATAAAACTAAGCGGGTGAAGGACGGACGACAACGTACTTGCATCATATGTCAGAAGGTTTATTCTAAGGAGTACGCCAAAGTGAACTGCGAAACAGCGAGAGTGCGTACTCGCAATTGGCGTAAAGCCAACCCCGCGAAGAGAGCCGCCAGTAAAGCCAAGCGCAGAGCCGCTCAGCTTGAACGTACAGTTCCTTGGGCTGACCTTGTGAGTATACAAGCTATATATTCAGAGGCCAAAAGATTGACAGAAACAACAGGAGTCAAGCACCACGTTGACCATGTTATACCTTTACAAGGTGAGCTAGTGTCAGGCTTGCACGTTGAAAGTAACCTACAAGTGCTTACAGCCCAAGAGAACTGTAGCAAATCAAATAAATTTAACACTAACAACTAGGAAATACTTATGAGTAACTTAGTATTTGATATAGAAGCAGACGGCTTAGACCCCACGAAGATACATTGTATCGTGGCACAAGATGTAGATACTATGGATGTGTTTACGTTTGATAACACTCAGCTAGAAGAAGGCTACGGTCTACTACGAGCTGCAACTAAACTAATTGGACACAACTTAATAGGCTACGACATCCCTGCCATCAAAAAGATTTCAGGTATTGATCTGTTTGACAAGAAGATTGTAGATACATTAGTACTATCTCGTTTGTTCAAGCCAACCCGCGAAGGCAACCACGGTCTTGAGGGCTGGGGCTACAGGTTGGGTTTCAAGAAAGGCGACTTCGGACAACAAGAAGATGCGTGGGATGTATACACACCTGAGATGTTAGAGTACTGCAAGAACGATGTGCTTCTTAATACTAAAGTATATGAAGCTTTGAAGCTTGAGAGCCGTGGCTTTACTCCTCAGTGTGTGCAAATAGAACACGCAGTGGCACGGATCATAGATGTCCAACGTGACAACGGCTTTGTACTGGACGTTGAGAAGGTCATGGGGTTGATGGCTATGTTTGAAACCAAGCTGCATGACATTACAGTAGAGGTTCACGAAGAGTTCCGTCCGGTTGTGACAACGCAGATACTCTCGCCCAAGTTCACAGCTACTGGCGCATTAGCTAAGACAGCTACAGATCAGCACGGCAAGGGTACACGCCTGTCTGATGACGAGTACGAGCGTCTTACTCTGGACATGGACACGAAGCCTATTGCACGACACACTGAGACAGAGTTTAACTTAGGCTCACGCAAGCAGATCGGCGAGTACCTGATTCGTTTCGGCTGGAACCCCACTAAGCATACACCTACAGGTCAACCAATTGTAGATGAGTCCACGCTAAACAGGGTTAAGAACATTCCACAGGCCGCAATGATTGCCAAGTACCTAATGTTACAGAAGCGTTTAGCTCAGACTAAGAGCTGGATCAAGGAGCTTAACGAAGAGACAGGTAGAGTACACGGGTACGTTAATCCTAACGGTGCTGTGACTTCTCGCATGACGCACTCACATCCAAACATGGCCCAGATTCCAAGCAGTAACTCACCCTATGGTACTGAGTGCCGCTCTTGTTGGACTGTGCCTGAAGGCTACAAGCTGGTGGGTATAGATGCTTCTGGCTTAGAACTACGTATGCTTGCACACTATTTAAATGACGAGGGCTACACAAATGAAATCCTTAACGGAGACATACACACCACTAATCAAGAACTTGCAGGACTTGAATCTAGAAATCAGGCAAAAACTTTCATCTATGCGCTCCTTTATGGAGCCGGAGATGCTAAGCTTGGATCAGTGGCTGGGAGAGGTAGAGCTGCTGGTAAAGGACTTAGACAACGCTTCTTTGATAATCTCCCATCATTCAAGACTCTTACGGGACGAGTACAAAGAGAAGCTAAAAGCGGATTTGTTAAAGCACTAGACGGTAGACGCTTGACTGTTCGCTCAGAACATGCCGCCCTGAATACTTTGTTGCAGGGTGCAGGAGCTATCGTAATGAAGAAGGCTTTAATTATTTTAGAGAAGTTGATAGTTCAGAATGGATTAGATGCTAAGTTTGTAGCCAACGTCCACGATGAATGGCAGATAGAATGCAGAGAAGATCATGCAGACGCAGTAGGTAAGCTAGGTGTTGCAGCTATTGTGCAGGCTGGCTTAGAACTTAATCTTAATTGTCCACTAGACGGAGACTATAATGTTGGAAACAACTGGAGTGAAACTCATTAAAACAGATTGCAATAAGTGTGGTGACTTTCTTGAAGACAGTAACTGGAACCCTTCTTTTAAAAGAAAGTCCCTTTACATCTGTCGTACTTGCAACCACCCTAACCGTGCAACTATTAACCCGAAGAGCAACCCGCTTAGAATGTTTGTTAACGGCAGGTATGTTTCTAAGTTCCACCCGTTGTATAAGGCGGGACGTTACTCTAGCTTTGGAGCTGCTGCATTCTCTGCGCTTGAAGGCTACGAAAAATCTATCGCGGGCTATGTGTATGTTATCTCGAACCCCTCGTGGGAAGGCTGGTTCAAAGTTGGAATGGCTGTTGATGCATATGATAGATGCTCTCAGTACCAGACCTCCTCACCTTTCAGAGATTATGAAGTAGAGTATTGCAAACACTTTGAAGACAGAAGAAAAGCTGAAGGCGTTGCACATAAGCTATTGAAAAATGTAGAGCATAAAGGCGAATGGTTCAACGCAGATCTGAGCGTTATAAAGAATGCAATTAAAACAATAGAAGGCATATAGCGATGAGCTTACATGATTTAGTACCTGACATTTACAACGAGCTTGAGAAGCTATCAGACGATGGCAAACCTTTACCGCTCACCGAAGAGAACATTGATCGGACTATATCAGGAATGAAAGAAGCCCTGATGTCGTGGGCAACACCACGGAAACGAGACTCCGCTTTCACTGTTCGGATGTCTAACGTAGGTAAACCTGCTCGTCAGTTGTGGTACGAGAAGCGTGATCCAAAAGGCCGTGGTGGTATTGACGGCCCGACACAGATTAAGTTCTTGTACGGCCACTTGCTTGAAGAGATTGTACTAATGTTGGTACGCATGGTGGACTATGAAGTAACAGACGAGCAGAAAGAAGTTACAGTTGATGGCATCGTAGGTCACATGGACTGCAAGATAAATGGTGAGGTGGTAGATGTTAAGACTGCATCACGCTTTGCATTCAACAAGTTTAAAGAAGGGCGCTTAGCGCAGGACGATCCGTTCGGTTACATGGGTCAGCTTGCAGGCTATGAAGAAGCAGAAGGTACAGAGGGTGGCGGGTTCTTGGTGTTGAACAAAGAGAGCGGTGAGCTTTGTATGTTTATACCTGATGATCTGGATAAGCCCAACATTAAATCTTCTATTAGTCAACTACTACCTGCGTTAGAGCTTGATGTTCC